CCTTCGTTCATAATGATTTCGTTTTTCACTTGCTCATTCCAAATTCCGATTTTCTCAAAGTCATTAATTAGATATTTGTTTACAATCATAATTTCTCCACCAACAACTCGTCTGTTAAATAACGCCGAATGCGCCGGTTCAGTCATTTCATATGACCCTGTGATTTTCGCTGAGGAAGCCACCGGCATCTGAGCGGTTGTAAGTGAATTACAAACTCCAAACATCTTGATACTATCTCTTAACTCGTTCCAATCCCATCTTCCTGATAGGTCATTCTCACTTAATCCCCACATATTGAACTGAAATACCCCTTGTGATATCGGTGAACCATTAAAGTATTCGTATGGTTTGTATTCACCTGTTTTACACAAGTAATTTGATTCGTAAATCGCTCCGTAATAAATGGTTTCAAAAATTTCTTTGTTAAGTTTTCTTGCTTCAGGTGAGGTGAAAACGTAATCCATCAAGTAAAATACGTCCGCCAATCCTTGAGTTCCGATACCGATTGCTCTTTGTTCTAAACCACCTTTTTTACCTTTTTCGGTTGAGTAATAATTGATATCAATAACCTTGTTAAGTGCTCTTACAACCTTACGGGTTTCTTCGAACAATCTTTCGAAATTAAACTTACCATCTTCAATAAAGTTTTTCAAAATCATAGATGATAATGTGCAAATCGCTGTAGTTTTTTCATCCGTGTATTGATAAATCTCATTACACAGGTTTGATTGTTTTATAACACCGATATTTTGGTGGTTGGTCTTTTTGTTTGCGTTATCTTTTGAACACAAGTAAGGAACACCAGTTTCAATTTGAGATTCAATAATCTTGTACCATAGTTCTTGGGCTTTGATTTTTTTACCTAAACCTAAACTTACGGCTTTGTTATAGTTTTGTTCATATTCTTCTCCGTAGCACTCCTGAAGTGGTTTGATACCCGCTTTTATGATATCATCAGGACAGAATAAATACCAATCCGATGATTCACGAACCGCCCTCATAAAGTTATCGGGTAACCATAAAGATGTGAAAAGGTCTCTTGCTCTTAACTCCTCGGGTCCCGTGTTTTTCTTAATATCTAACAAATCAAAAATATCTTTGTGCCAAGGTTCGATATAGATGGCTGCACTTCCAGGTCTTCTTCCTTGTTGATTGAAAAATCTGAGGGACTCATTTACGATTTTAAGGTATTTTAATAAGCCACCAGCAAATCCACCTGATGATGAAATACGAGTATCTTTTGACCTAATATTACTCAGACATAATCCGATACCAGCAGCGTCAGATGAATATGTTGAGATGTCTTTTAAGGTATCCAAAAGCCCTTTTCTTGAATCATCGTTGTTATAATGTAATACACAAGACGCCAACTGTGGAACTTTTGTTCCTGCATTAATCATAATAGGTGTTGCGGGAGAAATAAGTTGATTAGATAACGACTTATAGTATTCTACCGCATCATCAAATGAGTTTGTAACCCAAAGAGCGACTCTCATATACATATGTTGTGGTCTTTCAACCGAAACACCACTTGAGTTTTTCAAAAGGTACATCTCTTGTAATGAACGCCATGCGAAGTAATCAAAATTGTAATCCAATTCGTGATTGATTACTCCATTAATTTTATCTTTACCATAATACTTCATAGTGTGTATCAAATCCTGATTTATAATACCTTCTTTACTTAAGGACTCCATAACTTCAGAAAAGGATGGGTTTGTTTCTTTATGGTATGAGGAAATTGCTACGGTAGCGGCTAATCTACTATAATCATAATGACTACCTGTGTAAGATGCCGAGATTTCGTATACTAATTTATCTAAATCCCTTGTGGTGATTTTTCCTTCAGTTGGAACTGACGTAATTACTTTGATGAATATTTCATCTGAATTTACGTTTAAGGATTTAGACGCTTTTTTTATTCTGTTGTATATTTTGGTGGGGTTAAAAGATACCTCTTCCCCACCTTTTTTAATGATTGTTAGTGACATATTAAATAAATTAAAAATCTTGTTCGTCAAATGAGATTGCCTCGTTCAATTTTGCTTTTTGATATTCTATTGTTCTACTTTCAAAGAAATTACCTTTGGTTTCAACTGCGATTTGTTCCATAAACTTGAATGGTTGCTCTACATTAAATTCTTTTTTACATCCGAACTTAACAAGTAATCCATCAACAACGAATTCCAAATATTGTTTCATAAGATTTTGGTTCATACCAATAAGTGAAACAGGTAGTGACTCGGTAATAAATTCTTTTTCAATTTCAAGTGCTGATAACAATATCTCTTTAATTCGTTTTTCAGAGATTTTGTTTTCCAAATGGTTGTTAAACAAATGAATAGCGAAATCACAATGTAAGTTTTCGTCCTTGAAAATCAAGGCATTTGCATTACATAATCCTTGCATAATACCTCTTGATTTCAACCAAAAGATTGAGCAAAATGAACCTGAAAAGAATATTCCTTCTACTGCAGCAAACGCAACCAATCTTTCTTGGAATGATGCGTCTTTAATCCAATTAAGAGCCCAATTAGCCTTTTTCTGAACTGCTGGTAAATGTTCAATCGCTCTGAAACATTCCAACTTTTCTTTGGGGTCATTGATATATGTGTCAATTAATAGGGAATACATCAGTGAGTGGATATTTTCCATCGCAAGTTGGAATCCGTAGAAGAATTTTGCCTCGGGGTACTGAACTTCTCTGTAAAAGTTTTCAGCCAAGTTCTCATTGACAATTCCATCGGAGGCTGCGAAAAACGATAATACATTTTTTACGAAGTATTTTTCATTTTCAGACAATTTCTCCCAATCTCTGATGTCACCACTTAGGTCAACTTCCTCAGCGGTCCAAAAAGCCGACTGATGTTTTTTGTAAAAATCCCATATATCGTGATATTCAATAGGGAATATGACAAACCTGTTAGGGTTCTCTTTTAATATTTGTTCCATAATTAATTAACTTTTTGTTCTTTTTCTTTTCTTTTATCCATCAATTCTTTCATTCTTTTCTTACGTTCTTCTTCTTTGTTTTCTTCGTGTCCCAAGAATGTTGTGGACGATTCTACATCTATTTCCAACATTGCGTTATCAAATTTACAATTTTCAAAAATAACACCATCATCACCGATACGTGATTTGGTTATAGCAATTGTTGCTAGTTTCATTTCTTTTTGTTGGAGAGTTTTTGCCACCGATATGATTACGTGTCCAACTTGTGCCTTTTTGATTGACCCACCCATTTGGTCTGTAGTCACCACTTCAGATGATATCGATGACCTATTACCTTGTGTTGCGGTCCAACCTACCAAAGAAAGTTCGTGACACATCGCTTCAAATCCTCTCATTACTGAACCTTCACTTTTCCATTCATCCTCTAATTGTCTGTCAGGTAAAACACAATCAATATAATCCAATAAAACCATATCAATTTGTTGTCCATCAGCAATTAACTTTCTGATTGAGTTTTTAATTTGATTCATAGACAAGGTATCAGAAGCATATTTTTGTAAAATAAGTTTGTTTTTCATAGTTCCTTCAACTTGTTTTACGGTTTTCAACACTTCTTCCTTTTTGATTGTTAAATCGTCGGGGTGTATTCCTGTCCATAACACGATATGTTTTCTTTGAATAATCTTTGGGTTGTCCTCGAAGAAAATCTGTAAAACATTATACCCCAAATTAAACGCGTGGTTTGATATTTTTGTAAGTAGAGTTGATTTACCTACCCCCGTTGGTGCTAATATAACACCAATTTCTCCTTTTGCTAAACCACCTTTCAATAATTTGTCAATTCCTGCTATACCCATCGGTATCGGATGTCTGTAATCTTCGTTCAATACCTCATCCAAGTTCGAGAATACATCCATAAGTGATGTCTCCCTTTCTCCCACTTGTAATGCTGTCTTAAACAACTCTTCGATTGTGTCGTAACTTTCAAACTCCCCTCCGTCAATGATTTTTTGAGCCTTTGTCATAGCCTTTGAAACTTCTTGTTGTTTACAGAATTTCAAAGCCTTTTCTTGTACGAACTGCGGTCCTTCAATTTGAACATCTTTAACTTTTTTCACAGTATCAAGTACAACTTTTGCCACCATTTCTTGTGGTAATTCGCTCCTTGTAATCTGATTGATAGTTTCAAACGACGGTGTAACTTCGTATTTTTTGTAATACTCCTTAACCATTTGTAAAATGATTTTGAAGTATTTATTTTCAAAATAACTAGGTTCAATAACATCAACAATAGAGTGGGCGAAGTCCTTATCTACAACAATCTGGTTAAGTAATTGTAACTGAAATGATTGTCCCAAATATTCAAAATTCTTCTCTGTCGCCATATAAAATCTCCTTGATGTATTGATAAATATTACACATCTAAACTATAATCCATATAATCGAAACTTAATTTTTTTGACGAAAAAATCTCCGTCAGGGTATTCAGAATCGACTTTAATTTTGGGCGGAGGTCAACCGTGTACCTAACTTTAGGGGGGTAAATCTTCGCGTCCAAGTAACGAGCGTAAAGGATGTTTTCGCCGTTTTTGATTGTTAGGGTAAACTTCTCGGGGCCCTCCAAATATGATGTTTCCATAATCTGTGGGTTCTCGTAAATTTCAAACTGATGGTCCATCATATAAGACGCGGTTCTCACTCGTAAATCGTTACGAAACGCATCTATGAAACTCTCGATATACTCGTGCAAGTCCATAGAATTTCTTGCTTTGTGATTGTATCCTCGTACGTTAAAGAAACGCTGAACGATGATGTTGTCGTTTACTTTGAGTAAAAACTCCAGTTTGGTTGAATCTTGTTCTCTCATAATTAATTTTTTTGATTGTTAAACTTCTTTTTTTCTTTTCTTGTTAGTTTTAGAATTGGTTTTAAAAAATCTACCCATGCGTTGTCATGTTTAGGTAGATACTTAAATATCCCATCATCCATCATCATCTTTATAAGATTTTTGTATCCTCTACCATCAGGGTCAAGGGTTTCTTTATAAAAGTCCTCAACAACGGTTTTACCTTCATCTGTAATGAGTGGATTTGATAGGTCAATGATTGTTTTATTTACTTGGAAAAACTCGTCGCCATAGATACCATCTTTTGTTTTTCCTGTGAGTAAATTTTTAAGTGCGACATTTTCTTTATCTTCTTTTAGTAGGGTTTCTGCTTTTGATAAAATATCCTCAATCGTGATTGGATTTTCAAGTATCTCGGGAAATAATTTGACCAAAGTTTTTTCTCCCATCAAACGTATTCCATCAATATTATCAGACGTATCACCACAAACAATCTTGGTGGTTTTGATATTATAATGGGGGAACTCTAAATCCTTATTTTTAATCATATCACCATTCTTGTACGTCTTTTTTTGTTGGGGTGAATATACAGATACTTTTTCGGAAATAAGTTGTGTTAAATCTCTGTCTGACGAAAATATTGTTTTTTGCTCATCTTCCGATATTTGACAGTAATAAGCAATTAAATCATCAGATTCATTTCTAACTACCTCAACCTGTCTCACGAACATTTCTTCAAGATACTGCTTAGTCCTTTCTTTTTGTTTATAAAAGGATTCTTTCTTTTCATCAGTTTCTGTTGAGGTTCTGTTTTCCTTATATTTTGGATACATAGTTTTCCTAACAGATGAATTTGATTCACCGTCCCAAAATACAACAACCTTATCAAAGTTTTGTTCTTCTAAGAACCTTCGGAGGGTATTTAAGAAATGATAAATACCTCCGATATGTTCACCTTTGTGGTAATACTCTTTAACCCCATAGAAACCTATTTTAAGTAGATTATTCCCATCTACTAAAAGTGTTTTTGTCACTTGGTTTGTTTTAATTATTAGACAATATTTTGTTACTTTTTTTCATATTTTCCTCAGCCCATAGTGGTTGAAGATTAGTATAATGACACAGTTTGTAAAGTTCTTCTTCTGTTTTTGCCGATGACAAAGGTATTATGTGGTCTATATGCCATTCATTTCTATTTTCCCAAGTCATACCGCTTACAAATTGTCTTTCCAAATGTTCTTTCAAGTCGTAAGGCGAACAACCAACTATGTCAAATGTTCTCAAACTATTTGATTTTGAAATCCTGTTGACTTG